ACATCTTGAAGTATGTCATGCGGGCCAATCACCACCGCCAGCCTACCGTCGAGCACTTGCGCAAGGCTCGCGATTACTTGAACTGGTGGATAGATGAAGAGGTGCAGCCGTGAGTGCAGGTTTTTTAAGTTACAAAGCGGTAGCTGACATGACGTCTTTAAGCACTCGCACGATACGACGTAAGGTTGAGAGCGGCGAGTTTCCAGAACCAATACAATATGGTGCTCGCACTCTGTTCGTTCGCGCGGAAGTCGCTGAATGGTGCGACAATTTAGTCACGAAGTTGCGAGAAAATCCGCATAACGCTGCATGAGTTTCGCGCGTCTAGGTAAAAGTTTGTCCCTGGCGTAAGCCGACCGCACTTGCGATCGCGACGCATGGCTTAGCTGAATCTCTGACACTTCGTCATCTTCCGCATTTGTCACGCGGCACCAATCCTTAAACGTCGTGCGAAAGCCGTGCATCGTTATTGCTTTACCTTCGTGATCTTCGAAACCGTGCAGGCTTAGCTCTTTGCGCATCGCTGCCTCGCTGATGTGCTTGTTCGTTCCGCTGCTGAAAACGTAAAGCGGCATGTCACTGTAATTAAATAGGGCCGTTTTTTTTGCGGTGATTAGCTCTCGCAATTGTGCTGGCAGCGGAATCTCCAAACGATATTCGGTCTGTTTGCTGCTTAGCTTTGCAATCGGCGCGTGCCATACGTTGCCATCGAAGTCTGACCACCGCGCTGAGCGCACGTCGATCTGTCGCTGCGCCGTCATCATCACCATTTGCAATGCTCTGGCGCTTTCGTTGTTTCGCGATTGCAGCTGCCTATACAGAACCGGCGCTTGCGCGTGATGCAGTGCCGCTTGGTGCTGAACGGTGCCAGTGTATTTTGGTAGAAGGCGCTGTATGCGCGGGTTAGCCGGGTTTGCGACGTTTATATAGTCACAGTCGATGGCGTACTCGAAGACTTCTTCTATATACATGCGAACGCGCATTGCTGTTTCGTGCTTTTCTAGCCAGATAGGCGACAGAATTCTTTGAATATCGGCCTTGCTGATGTCTGCCAAGGCTTTGCTGCCAATCACGCCGTAGGCATGCGTAACTAGGCGATTTTTCCACGTTTGCGAGCTCTTTAGCGGGCTCTTCCACCCTGGCACTTTAACTCGACTAATGAACTCGTCGGCCACGTCGGAAAATGTCATCGCAGCGTTGGTAGCTCTGCGCGAGCTAGCTTTCTTTTCTTGCCTCGCTTTTTGTAGTTGCTCGGCTGGTACTCCCTCGCCTGCAACCATGCTGGCCATAAGCTCTTGCGCTTTTTCGCGGGCCTGCTTGAGAGTTATTTTGCTGGTGCTGCCGAGCGATCTGTCTAATCGCTTTCCGTCCACCATGTACCGTAGTCTGTACGATTTATAAACTTTACCGTTTTTCTGATCTGCTTTTACATAAAGGTTGTCATCGACTCGATGCATCCCTGGTTTATTAATCGCTTCAACTTGACGCGCTGAAAACTGCTTCATTTTCGCCCACACTTTCGCCCACAATGTGTCGCCGAATATGGCACTTTATGTCACTTGCAGTCAATTGTGCTATTGTAAGTCATTGATTTTGTTAACGTATGTCAAACCATGTCAAATGGTTCGATGTCGGCTCCGGGCACCAACTACCTATATAAATCAATGACTTAGGGATACTTAGGAATTTTCGCCCACATTTTCGCCCACAATGTAATCAGACGAGCAAATTCAGCGTAGAAGACGACGTCAGCTGCTGCACTTCTATGCGCCCGTCTTTGGCCGTATAGAAGGTAGGCTGGATCGTTTCAACGGCTTCTCGAACGAGCTCGCCTTCACCGCCAGTTCGCAGCACTTCTTGGCGCTGCACGGCGACCGACTTCCAAGTGACCGGCGCAGGCGCGCTTGTCATCGAGACGTCCATTACTGGGAAAGCACTGCTTGCGAGGCATTTAACCCACGGTCCACTGCGCCGCTGCTGTTGCCTTCCAGATAGGCAGGTGCTGATCCTGTTAGATTGCCGATTGCCATAGGGCTCGTTGCTCTCGAGAAAACGGCTGAAACGACGTTCTGCGGCAAGAATAAAGACAAGGTTTCTTTCATCGATCTACCGCCGGCCAATTCCGCGCCAATCTTGCGCACTGCATCTGGGTCAGTCTCAGTCAGCATTCGCGCGAGCTCGTCGGCTGTTGCTTTTAACTGACGGTCTTGTAAGTCCAGACCTTCCTGGCGCAGCGACGTCTGCAGTAGCTCTTGCAGGCTAGAAGGCAATCCGCCGACAGATGCCTGCTCACGCAAACCTCTAATCACTTCCGCACGCTGCGCGGTAGCTGAATTCATGCCGGCCTGCTCAACCCTCGCCATGTTGGCCTCGCGTGACAAGTTGCCCATAAACTCAGTAAACCTGTCGTCTGCATCTGGCCCGTCGAACGTAAGCCTAAGCAACGACTTGCGACGCGGGCTCTTGAGCATGTTTTGCGCTACGTTCGCCGTTTCTGGCGATCGCTCCATTTGATCTTGCAGCGCGTGCATTGCGCCAAGTCTAAAGGCTTCGCGCTCTGACTTGCTGTACGCAGCGATCTCTGCTGCGAGCTCGTCAGGGTCAGCGTTCAACATTTCACGGCCACGCTTGAGGCTGTCCATCATGCGACTATCGCCTGCGTATAGATTGCGAGCTCTCGCATACATTGGGTTTGCTGCGTCTATCTCATCTATAAATGCGTTGCGAACAGAGCGCACTGATGCGACTTCTGCAGCGCCAGCACCCGTTTGGTTCGTGATGTTTGGGAACGCCAAATCATCGATGCCCATTTTCATAAAGTGCAAAAAGCGCGTGTTGATTGCGTCAACTTTCTGGCCGTCAGGGCCGAGAATGTCGCCAGACTCAGCAATAACGAACCTGTCCATATTGCTCTTTGGGTCTTCGTTTCGCGCGATCCTGATCGCTCTTTGGTAGGCGTTTTGTGCTGCGTCCGTCTGAAAAAATTGGCGCAGCCCATCGTTCATTGGCACGTCTTTTTTGTACGCTTGGCCGTATAGCGTATTCGCTGACTTGCCGCGTGCTGATTTTAGAGCCATAAAGTCATCGTAAAAACGACTCTGTGCGCCAAAAGCGCTCTGCAGTATGCCGGTCAATCTCGCAGGTCGTCCGGCCTGCCGTTCAGACAAGTAACGAGAAGCTCGCGACTTTGCTGGCCCAGGGAGCGTTGCAAGCGCGTCGATGAGCACGCGAGTGTTTTCGCCAATATCAGCTAAACTTACGTCTTGCCCCATACGATTGGCAACGTATGTGATTGCCTCTTCAGGCGTTGTTAGATCGGCTTCGATTGCGTCACGCATCAAGCGCCTGGCTTGATCACGGCCCTCTCTTGCTGTCTTTGCGTTTGATCTCGCGGCTGTAGCTAAATTTCGAACAGGCGTTGACAGCATGTCCGTGACTCGCTGTAGGCCATAACCCGTCACCCCGCCAAAGCCTGCGTTTATCAAACGATCTTCTGTGTTCTCACCGCTACCAAAACCAGCCACCGTTCCCGCTACCAGCGCTTGTTTGCCTCGTGATAAAGAAGGCGCAGACCGCAGCGCGTTACCTAGTCGCGTTGCGTTCACGAGAGTGCCCGCGCCACCAGTTATTGCTGACGCGCCAATAGCGCCGGCGGTTTCGTAGCCCATTGCTTTCAATGGGTTGTCTTGGCGGTATTGGTTTATAGGTTCTCGAATCTGCGACAGATTTATGTCGTAACCACTGACCGGCTCTTCGCCTCTTTCCGCACGCGCCTTGCTTAGCATTTCAGCTGCGTAGTCAAAGTCGCCTTGGCCAAACATTGCGCCAATTTCGTCGCTATAGTTCAGCGACGCGCCTTGCAGTATAAGCGCAACCTCTTCGGGCAACCGACCTTGGTCTAACGCTTCAAGTGTTTGTAGACCTTTTGCGTTACCTTGCTCACGCATCTTTTTTTCATTAGCGCGTAAGATCGCTTTGAGCTCCGCTACTTCTTTTGCCAGATCACTCATCAGGATTTACCTCTATGTTGCCTAGTATTGCATCGGCAGCTAATGAGCCTGTCCCTGGCTCAGCAAAGTTTGGCCCTTTTTCAAGTAAGTTGAATTGACGCCTCAGCTTTAGCGTCTTTTGTGCGAAGGCTGGCGAGCGCCTAGCTTGATTCATATGCTGCTCAAACCTGACCTTGTACAGCGCTGGGTTGCTAATTTGTAAATCAGCGTTTTCAGATTGGAAATCGAGCGAAGCCTCATACAACGCTTTGTTTCTGTCGTTAGAGAATTGCAGCGTTTGTAAAAGTAGCCTGTTGCCTGCTTCGCTTTTGCCAAGGCTTGCGGTCGCTTCAATAATAAACTGCAAGTCTTTGTCTGTCGGGTTAACACCCAGCTGCTTAACAAGCGGAATAACAATCTGCGCCGATAAAGCGGCAAACAATTCGCCAGGGGCAGTCTCACCAGCATCAAAGCCTAACGTGTTTGCAATGCGTCTCGCTTGCAGTATTGCTTCTTGCCCTGCACCGGTCTTTAGCGCGCCGCTACCAAGCAATTCTTGCATCAAACCGACTTGCGTGTCGCTTGAGTAAGCGAGATTGCTTGCTTCGCGATATTCGCTAGCTTGCTTGTTAAACGCTTCAACGCTTGCTCTAGCTGCAGGGTTTGTAGCTGTGTTTATGTTGGTCTGCGCTCTGCGTCTATCGAGATACTCAAAGTAATTCTCTGGATTATCTAACCCTTGAGCAAACTGATAGCTGTCTGTTTCAGAATTTTTGAACCGCTGGTCGTAGTCACGCAATAGCTTAAAAGCGTCTGCAGGCGACTGTTGTGCAACGGAAATATAGGCTCGCTGGATTTGCGCTGGATACTTTTTGAGATCGACACCCATTGCTATTTGGTCGCCTAACGATCGACGCTGCCTTTCCTCTAACGTATTGACGTAGTCCAAGCGCGCCACGTTGCCCTGCAATCGCCGTAGCGTGTCGGCTGCGCTTTCTCTTATGCCAAGCGATTCTTGCAGCGGTCTGACCAACACGTTTTGGAAAGCGTTAGTCACGCCTTCTCTGAAAGAGCCTGGCTCCTGGAACTCACGCGGCGCTGCATATTGCTGCAGTAGTTGCTGCGCAGTTGTCATTTGCGGCTGCTGTTGCTGAGCCGCCATCTGCCTAATTTCTGGCGAAATTTCAGGCACAGAGACAGGATTGTTGATTGGCAAGCCTTGCATCAATAGACGCTGCTGCTCTTCGGTTAATGCTTCTTGCATTACATCAGCCCTCTTTGCGCTGTATTAAAATAGCCGGTTGGTAGTTGAACTGCTTGCTCTGCGGAGCCGTAGTCAGACAGTCCTTTATCCATAAACGCTTGCATTCGCGCATTACGTCTTGCGAACTCGGATTCACTGGGATCGAGCTCTCCATTCATAGCCATTCGGATGCGTTGCTCTGCGTAAACTGCCGGATCTTGAACAAGCCCTCTGACCGCCTCGATGCTTGGCTGCACTGTCTGCATCGCGTAAGCGCCAGGATTGCTAAACGCCTCGCCAACCTTGTCAAAGCCTGCGCGCGTGCCTTTAAAACTGTCGCCTAGCAACTCGCGCATGGTTTTGTCGTCTGGCGTCGGTAGCTCTTCCATCTCGCCTTCGCTACTTAACAATGCGTTTGGAAGACCTGCCGCCGTCGAGGCTGCTGACATAAGTTTGTTGAACATTTTAGCTCGCTGGTAGTCCGATGTTTGTGCCGGTGCCTCTGCTAGTGCTCGTCAGCGGGTTAGGCAGCAAGCCAGCACCACTGCGAAGCACGTCAAACATGCGGAATGGATACTCTCTAGCCTCTGCAAATCTGCGGTAACGATCATCAAGCAGCTGCTGCGCCGCGGCTTGCTGCTGACCGCCAACTCCTTGTAGCGCCGCCGCGTCCGCAAACTGCGTGCCGCGTAAGTCGCCGCCAAGATTCGCCAGCTGGGCAGCTGCGCCCTGGCGCATGCCAGACGCCTGCATGCCGGCTCGCTGGTTCGCGAGCGCTGCCTGCAACCCTGCGTCGGCGTTAAAACGCTGAGCATCGAAACCAAGTTGCTGGTTGCGCAGCGCCGCGTTTTGATTAGCCAAAGCCGCACGCATCTGTGCGTCTTGGTTCGCCAGCTGTCCGCGCTGATCAAATTGCGCCGCTTGGATGTTGCCTTGCTGCGTTGCTTGTTGCGCTGCCAGGTTGTTGGCCGCGTTTAGCTGTCCGGCGCGCATAAAGTTTGAAGCTGATGTGGTGTCGGCTGCTAAGCCTGCTTGCTGGTTGGCCAGTGCTGCACGCATGTTGGCGTCCTGCGAGGCTAAACCGCTTTGCAATCCCATCTGAGCCATCTGCTGGCTTGCTTGTTGAGCTCTGCCTGCCGTGTCTTGCGCAGCTGTCAAAGACGCCCGCTGATTTGCTTGCTGGCGCGCCAAGTCTGCCTGCAGATTCTGGCCGCCAGCTGTTAAGCCGGCTTGCTGATTCGCGAGAGCTCTTTGTGTGTTTTGTTGCTGCGAAGCTAAACCGCTTTGCAACCCAAGGCGCGTTTGGTCTGCGCTTGCTTGTTGATTTGCTAAGGCGCGTTGCGTGTTTTGTTGTTGAGCAGCCAAGCCTGACTGCAACGCTTGTCGGCCCGTCTCCGTCTGGCCTTGCAAGCCAAATTGTCCGCTGGTGGTTGCTGCCTGCAAATTTGCTTGTTGGTTAGCCAAATTTGCTTGTTGGCCAAATTGCGCCGACTGAGCGCCAGCTTGTTGCGCACGATTTAGATCCGCTTGCGCCATTTGTTGTGCGTTCTGGAAGCCTTGTTGGCGTAAGTTGACTGCCGTGCGCGCTGCTTGATCTGCGAAGTTTCTGTTTGTTTCGGCTTCAACAAGGGCCTGCCGATCACCGCCAAACGCACCAGCTGATACTGCGCTTGCTGCGTTTTGGTTCTGCGTCATTTGCCGAGCGCGGTTTAAGTCGCCAAGCGCCGCGTCAATAACTCCGGTTGTATATTGACTTTGGTACGGGCTCAAATTTGTACCAGCCAATTGCTGAGCCTGCACAGTCTGGCCTTGCACCTGCTGTGCAGATATCGGGTCTACGCCGATTTGATTCGTTTGCACCGCTCCCGTCTGACCAACGCGATCTATTCCATCAACGCCAACAGCACTTGTCTGGCCGACCTGCGGAGCATTCAAAGCAGATAACGGCCCAATTTGTTGGGCGTTAATGCCTTGGCTTTGGATGTTACCGACACCCACTGGCCCTGTTGGGCCTACTTGCTGAGCATTAACGCCCTGTGCCTGCACCTGCTGATTACTAATAGGATCAAAGCCAAAGCCGGTTTGCACGTTCGATGCGCCTACATTACCAACCTGCCCTGGCGCAGTAATCGACCCGGCAGTTACTTGCGATGGCTGGAAACCTGTTTCTGCCCGCGTCGTCGCAATCGCATCGTTGATCTCGCCTTGACCTACGCCGGCCCGTGCGGTGTTTGCGGCCATGTTCATGCCTTCAAGTTGCGCAGGGGCTAATGGCGCAACCGTTGCGAAGTCGTAAGGCGTGTAAGGGGTTGCTGCGACACGCTGCCCTTGGCGAAACGTGTCAGTCAGAAGCCCTTTTAGCTCTGGGTCAAATGTTTGCTTAGAACTTGATTTGTTTTTTCCTAAACTCATAGTCTATATCTTCCAAAGTCAAAGTTGCGGAAATCAGGTTGCATGCCAGACATCACTGGCCGTGCTTGCGGTGCAGGCTCTGGAGTAAACGGCCCTGCTGTTGGCATTACAGCTGGTCGATATTGGTCACTGGCCATATCAAGAATAGGCATTGGTGGCGTTGGTGCCCGCGAGTCGTTGATCATTTCTTGCTGGGCTACGGGCTCTATACTTCTGGCGTATTGCTGGCCTGCAATTTCCAATTCATTTTGTAACCCGGCTGGCATTCCTCGACTGTCGTAACTTTGGCCTTGGCCTCCTATAAAGAAATCAAGAATAGGGATGTTTGGCGCAGTGCGTGCAGGCACGGGCGTCGGTGCAGGCACTTCGGCTTGCACTGGCTCACTGCCAGGTAGCGGAAAGCTTTGGTAATAAGCCATGTCTGGCTGCGTGATCTCAGTGCCAGAACCATAAAAGTCTTGGGGCAACATGGGAGGAGGAGCCATTGCCTGCTCAATGGGCGAAGGCCCAGCCCCTTGCTGTAGTTGGCCCATCAAGTCTGGGTTAATTCGTAACAATTGTTGAAGGCCGACGTTTGCGCCGCCGCCTGCACTGCCGTCTTTACTCATAGCTCTTTCACCAGTGTTATGTGGGCTTCTTGCCAGTTCATGTCTCTAAGCGCTTTTGTCCAGCCCTTGCGCCCGCTCATGCTCAGAGCCGAGCACTTCAAACTCTTTGCGAACGCGATCAAACTCGACTCCATATCTTTAATTTCTTCCAGGTCGCCAGCTGCTAAGAAAACGTGCAACGCGCGCTTGCGCGGGTACTGCACGATCTCAGTGACCATGCAGCTTTTGCTGGCCGGCCAAAAAAACATATCGCCGACGCTAATGAGCTCCAGCACGTCTTGGTATGTATGCGTGCCGCCTGCGCGCGCCAAAGCCATTTCTAAAAGCTCACGATATGGTCCGACTATGTCCTCTGCTGTATGTACGACTGCCTCGCTCATAGCGACGTCGCCGATATGGTGCCGTTGTTAGCAACCGTAATACTGAACCGAGTGCCGTCCGGGCTCTGCAGGATCAAACGCTCATTACGCAACTCAACGTCCTGATTCTTTTTGCGATTCAAGTTGTCAGCCTGCTCGATGAGGTTGTTGCGCTGGTTTTCTTGCACAAAATCATAGTTACGCTGCGCTTCTGGCAAAATCATCGTTTGCTGCCCTCGCGCACATCGAGCCGCATGGTGCCGACGCGCCAGCTGCTAGGCGTGTTGCCGGTGACAGTCATCTGCACCTGGCGTCCCTGAAAGCGCACGCTAGTTGGGTTTGCCATGTCGAACGGGCCAAACGTGCTCTCATCTGCATTAGGGTAAAAGCGCGTCTTAAATGTGGCAGTCACGTCGCCCTGCGTTTTCTCGTCAGGTATCAACGAGGTCGCGACCATCATGCGGTCGCCGTTACCCAGCTGCAGCGGGCCAGTTTGCGCAAAGACCGCGCTGCCAGAATCATAGGCATAGCCGACTTCGTGCTCGTAGATGTAGCCGTCTGGGCTGGCGTAGTTAGGGAAAACAAACGCGCCAACATCGACGCCAGCCGTGCGAGCCAGAGTGCCAATCTGCCAATGGTTCTCCATATAGTTGTAGGAGACGTAGCTGTCGTTTTCGCTTGACCCGCTGCTGGGATAAAACCAAATGATCTCGCTGAAATTGCTGTTCTGTACGGCGTAAACCTTTGACCGCTCGGTGACGTTAAGGTTCTCGAAGATGAAGTCGCCGACGCTGCTACGCAGCGGCTGCACGCTGCCGTTGTAGACAAAGAAGCCGTTGTTGCTCATCCAATAGGCCGCGCCGCCGGCTGTCGCGCATGCATTGGCGCTTATGACGCCGCACGCCGTGCCGACTTGCTGGAAGCCGTATATGAATGGCGGGCCTTGGTATCTGGCCGTATGTGCGTCTGTATCTGTAAGCAGCAACGTCTCGCCGCGCATGCGCTTGCCGGCCATAAGATTGCCGTCTGTCGCCAGGGTGAAACTGCCTGCCTGATTTGTAGCTGCGGGCGTCCAGACGTTGCTCTGTTCTTGATCAGAGAACGCAACCTTATTGCCAACGCCACCAGCCCCTAGCGCGAACACGAAACGCTCAGAGCTCACGACAATTGCGTTGTTGCCGGTAGGCGCGTTACTCAGTAACGCGGCTGCAGACGCCGGGCTGTTGGCCCACTGGTAAATCTTGCCGTCGCTCGTTGCTGACGCAATGACATACTCGCCAAATGTGTCTAGCGACCAGGTCGTTGCCGGCGTGTACGCGCCGCTGTCGGGTCTTGGCGTATTCCAAGTGCTAGCGCCCCATGTCAGTCCGCCATAGCCAAGGTTCTGTACTGCGTCGGCGTTGCCTGTTGTGAAGCCAGTGGGCGTGATGTCTGTGACTGTGTTGTCTTCGCCAATGAAGTACAGGTTCGTGTGCGTGCCTGCGACTGTGCGCCGGTTGCGGCTGTTATCAAGGTATGCGATCAACGCACGGCAAACGCCGCTCATGGCCGACGTCGTGCGAGCTCGCCAACCGCCTACAGGCTGCAGTGAACCTTCGTACCAACGCACAAGGTTTGCGTCAGACCATGTGTTGGCCTGCTGCAAATCGGTGCCGTTTTTAACGACGCCGGGTGGCGGCGCGATGTTAAGCAAAGACACGGTATTCACCTGTTTCAATCATGTCGCATAGCTCTTCTGCCCTATAGCCGACCTGCTCTGCCCACTTGCTTGCATTAAATTCGGTGCTGGCCCAGAAGTAATCGCCTGACTCCATAGCTGCCAGTGCTTTCTTGAAGCCAAGCAATTTAGTCAGACCAAGGTTAAATGCGATGTCGATCATGGCCTCTCGTCGGACACTGTCGAGTTTGCTGTACCAAGTAAATCGGTCTTTTAGCTCTTGATCGACGCGAGCAATGTCGTTGGCGAGCAGCATGTCGATCTCCGAGTCTGTGAGGCCAATGCCGCCGTTCTCGTCGATGTTGCGACCAACGCCTACCGTTATCTTGCCGGCACTGCACTTGTAAGCATGGCTCTTCACGCCTTCGTGCCGCTTGAGCATTTTGATTAGTCGCTCGCTCATTTTTCGCTCGCCTTATGAGACGCGCCAAAATAAAAAGCGCTGATGGTGGACAGCACTCCGAAGAGGTTGCCCAACACCAGCGAAACTATGGTGTCGCTGTTAGCGTCTGGTGGCTGAACTGTGACCATCGTTATGTAGCCGCCGACAAACAGCACCATCAAAATCGCAATGATTTTTGGCGTCCAATCCCCTGCGAAACTTTTGCGCGCGTGCTGCGTGTCTGCCGTCTGTAAGGCGAACACGTCAACGTCCAGCTTTTTCATTTGCACGGCAAAGTCATTGTCTGCCCGCTTAATTTCTGCCAGCTGCTCTGGCGTTGCGTTTTGCACTGCCTGCTGCAAAGCCTTGGGCTCTGGCTCGCAATTGAGCACTTTTGCAATTGCTGACGCTGCAGTGCCTGCCAACGGGCCACCGAGCGCCTGTGCGACGGTAGGTGCCAAGCTGCCAATGATTCCTTTGATTGCGTCAAACTTCATTCGTTAGTCCCATGTTTGTGTATTTTTGGGCATTCGTTTCGGGATGCAGTAGGCCGTTATGTTTTCCTGTTTTTGCACTCGGCGGTCTTTTACTAAATCCACCTTCCCGCTTTCTATGTACCTTGCGAACGTGTTGCATCTAGTGATGTCACGATAAAAAAACCTGTCTGCTATTGGCTCGCCATTCACAACCACTACCAGCAAAAACAGCATCATTGTCCGTAAACTTTAATAACAACCATTAAACCCATGCCGATAATTACCGATCCCACCAATAATGTTGTGCCGCCAACAAGGATCTGGTTTATCAGATGCTGTCTGGCCTTTTTCTTGCGTGCAATCATCTTTAAGTGCGCTTGCCTGTCGTGCTCCTGTTGCACTTTTGCGGCCTTGAAATCATCTAACAGTTTAGGATCGGCGACGAGTAACAGATCATGTACGCTCTGCCAGTGTCTTTCGTATTGGCGCTTTATCATTTGCAACTTTAAGATCTCATTTTGCGATAACGGTTTGAATGTACTTTGTCTTCGCTGAGCCTCGAAGTTTGTTATGCCCTCGCCAAAATCACTAATCATGCCCATCACTTGATGGACGCCTTGCCCTGTCTCGTTGACTTGAGAGATCAAGCCGTTAATGGCGCTCAGAGTGGCTGAAGCTGCCGCTATCGACTCAATAACCATGCTCTAGCCCATAGACAATAAAAACGGCACCAAAACCGAGCCGAGCATCAAGGCATACAAGCCAAATATCATTCGCTCAAGTTTCTCAAAATTCTTTGCGCCGCTATCTAGGCGGCGCTCTATATTGCTGAACCGCTCAAGGCACAACGCCTCATGCGACTCAATCCGAGCCAGCGCTGCTTGCGCCAATTCTTTTTGCGTAAGCCCAGCCACTAGGCTGACTCTTCCTCAGTCTCTTCAACGGCATGCACTAAATTATGCAAATCTTCTGACCAGCTTCTTATGCTGCGTTCACCCTCAATCATCTGGATCTGCAGATTCTGTTGCTGATCGCGAAGCATGCGAACGCGCTGCACAATAATCTGCGCTTCTGGCTCCAGTTCGCTGAAGTTAAATTCGGTGTCACCAATTGTAATTACTGCGTCTTCCATTTGTTTTTCCTTATGCTGCCCAAGGCACACCTGAAGCTTCAGTAGGGTTCTTCTGAGCGTCTATGTTCGCCTGCAAGGCTGTTTCTGTGGCATCTTTGTCCACACCATTGGCCCAAATCCAGCCTTCCACATCGGCTTGTGTGACGCTGTCATAAGCCACAAAGTCCGATGCAGATGCGTCGTAAGTAAGGCCACAAGTGCCATACGAAGATGCGGTGTAGGTTACAGCGTCATCGCCAGTGCCTACGGTTTCCTCTGCGCTGCAGTGCCAGTGCGCTACGTTAATACCTCCGTCAGCGATAACATGTTCGCAGGTGGGGATTGTCCAAGTGAAAGTTGCCATTTTAGCTCTCCAGTTGTGCAACACGGTTGCGTAATGATTGTATTTCTTTAACGAGCATTGGGACTAGCTTTGAGTAGTCCACGCCCATCATTTCGTCTGAGTCAGGGTCACCACCTACAGCTTCTGGTGCAACAGTCTGTAATTCCTGTGCAATCATGCCGTAACGCTGATGTTCACCGTCAGCAATCCAATCAAACTGACGTACTTGGATAGCGTCGATTAGTTCGCCAGCGTCCTCTGCTGCGTTTGCGATGTTGGATTTAAGGCGTTGGTCTGATGAAACTTGATAAAGAACTTGTGACGTTCCGTTCTGACTAATTTTGCCTATTTCCGATGTATTGTAGATAAATGACGCATAAACAGCGCCAGAAGAAGTTCCGTTTGCGTGTCGAATGTAAATATCAGAGCTACTGGCACCACCTGCAATAGCAACGCCAGATTGAGCGCCCGACCCAGTGGTAGTAGTACCCACCAGCAAGTTAGTGCCTATATTAGCAATGCCTGCTAGGTGAAGGTCTTTGAAGCGGTTATCCGATCCGCCAAGGTCTATAGCGGCATCTCTAGCGGCACCAGCAGAAGTAGCTGGGCGAACACCGTCAGAACCAAATGACAAGAAAGCATCGTTACCTTCTGT